ACTGGAGTTGAACTTGCCGTTGTTAGAGTCGCACCTTGAGTCAGTCAAGGAAAAGAAAGCCAGATTGCTTGCAGCGGCTGAAGCAGACCGCGACTCATTGATGAGCAACGACAAGTTTGCTGAACTGCTTACGCGATTAGGAATAGAACCGCCCAAGAAAATCAGCAGCCGCACAGGGAAAGAAGCGTGGGCATTTGCCAAGACTGACGAAGAGTTCAAGGAACTACTCAACCATTCGGACCCACGCGTACAGACGTTGGTCGGTGCGCGGCTTGGTACAAAAACTACTTTGGAAGAATCACGCACACAGCGGTTTATAGATATCAGTCTGCGTGGCAAGTTGCCGGTGCCAATTAAATACTACGCAGCACACACTGGCAGATGGGGCGGCGAGGACAAGATCAATCTTCAGAACCTGCCGCGAGAAAGCAATTTGAAGAACGCAATCGTAGCCCCTGATGGCTACGTCATAATTGACTGTGACTCATCACAGATCGAAGCCCGTACGGTTGCTTGGCTTGCAGGGCAGAACGATTTGGTCGAAGCGTTCGACGAAGGCCAAGATGTGTACAAGATCATGGCGGCTACCATCTACAAAGTGCCTATCGAAGAAGTCACCAAGGCCCAACGATTTGTAGGAAAAACAACTATTTTGGGTGCTGGGTACGGTATGGGCGGTACCAAGTTTCAGTTACAACTCAAGGCGTTCAACGTTGATGTAGACATCGACGAGTGCAACCGCATCATTGACGTATATAGGGAAACATATCCAAGCATACCTGCGCTATGGCGACAGGCTCAGAAGTGTATTGAGTTTATTTTGCTTAAGAAAGCAGCGCCATTTGGCAGCGTAGACGTTGTGCAGTTTGACGCACGACAACGCGGCTTTCTGTTACCGAGTGGACTGTGGCAGCGATACGAAGGACTGCGTAAGGTCGATGACGGTACAAAGGTCGAATACGAGTACGGTACACGTAAAGGCGCGGTCAAGATTTATGGTGGAAAGATCGTTGAAAACATTTGCCAAGCCGTGGCAAGATGTGTGATCGCTGAGCAAATGCTAAAGATTTCCAAACGCTACCGGGTTGTGTTGACTGTGCATGACGCAGTTGCTTGCATAGCACCAGAGGCCGAGGCTGAAGAAGCACAACGATACGTTGAGGAATGCATGAGATGGCGACCGACATGGGCTGCTACCCTACCGCTAAACTGCGAGTCGGGTATAGGTAAAAGTTACGGGGATTGCTGATGACATCGTACAGTTGGTCGTATTCGTCGTTGGACTTGTTCCAACAATGTCCGCACAAGTATTACCGACTGAAGGTAAAGAAGGACATCAAGGAACCTGTTGGCGAACATCTTGTGTACGGACTCGACATGCACAAGGCAGCGGAAGAATACATCAAGGATGGCAAGTCAGTACCGGATCGGTTCAAGTTCCTGATACCCGCTCTCGACAAACTCAAGGGGTACGCTGGAGAGAAACTTTGCGAGTATCGAATGGGTTTGACTAAAAGTCTAGCTCCGTGTGGCTTCTTCGATAAAGATGTTTGGTGGAGAGGCATTGCTGATTTAATAATTTTAAGTGATGACTCTGCAAAAATTGTTGACTACAAAACGGGCAAGTCATCCAAGCATGCGGATACCAAGCAGTTGGAGATACTGTCGCTGGCGGTGTTCAAACATTTCCCACAGATCAAACGCATCAAGGGCGGGCTGTTGTTTGTAGTTGCTAATGAGTTTGTAAAAGGCAACTTTGATGTGGAGCAGAGTCATATCTACTGGCAGCGATGGCTAACCGGAACTGCTCAGTTGGAGAAAGCGTTTGAGGTTGACGTATGGAACCCGCGTCCGAACTTCACATGTAAGAAGTGGTGTCCTGTTAAGGACTGCACCCACAACGGGAGATAGATATGGGTAAGCGAATGGAAACTTATTTAAAAGATCTTCCGATTGAAGAGGAGAATGTGTGGGTGCCACTTAGCGTTAATTTTGCTAATAACAGAGAAGGTGGTAAATACAATATCTGCACCCTGCGTATAAAATCCCATACCGATTCTTCTGCTTTTCCAATGACTCTTAAAATTGAAACCACAGATGAAAACATATATGACTTTCAGCAAGAAGTATCAGCAATTGACATAACAATTGAAGGTGAATTTGAACTTAATAATTTGCTGGAAGCATTTCAACAAATACTTGAAGCAGAAAAGTTAATAGACACTATAGATAAGGGAGGTACACATGGCTCGTGATTACCGTCGTGAATACGACAACTACCAAGGCAAGCCCGAACAACTGAAGAACCGTGCTAAACGTAATTCTGCTCGTGCCGAGATGATGCGGGCTGGCCGAGTACGTAAAGGCGACGATAAAGATGTTGACCACAAGCACCCATTGAGCAAGGGCGGATCAGCAGGTAAATCAAACCTGCGAGTTGTCAGCACCCACGCTAACCGCGCATTCAAACGGCAGAAGGATCGGAAACCTGTTTGATGCAGATCATCGACAACAAGGCACTTCTATTGCGTGTCAAAGAACCCGAGCGGATTACTGCTGTGATTCACAACGCTAAAAAACTTAGTGACAACGAAGTGCTGGTCAAATGGGGGGTGGAGGAAGCACAGATTCTCAAGAATCTACGGCTCAAGGATGTGCCGTCTCCCATTATGCGAGATTACGCATGGCCGGGATTGCAGAGGCCGTTTAAGCATCAATACGACACGGCTGCGTTCTTGACCTTGCATCGGCGGGCTTTCTGCTTCAACGAGCAAGGCACTGGCAAGACGGCATCGGCTATCTGGGCTGCGGACTACTTGATGCAGCAAGGGTTTATACGTCGTGTGCTTGTGCTATGTCCGCTGTCCATCATGCAGTCGGCTTGGGAGAACGACCTTTTTAAGTTTGCCACACATCGGACATGCGCTATCGCGCATAGTTACTCCAAGGAAAAGCGCATACAGGCAGTGCAAGGCGATGCAGAGTTCGTGATTTGCAACTACGATGGTTTGAATATTGTAAAAGAAGCCGTGATAAAAAACGGCTTTGATCTGGTGATTATCGATGAAGCCAACGCTTACAAGAACGTAAGCACAAAAAGATGGAAGGTACTGAATTCCATCCTTATGCCATCCACTTGGGTATGGATGATGACGGGTACGCCAGCAGCGCAGACACCGACAGATGCTTACGGACTAGCCAAGATCGTTAATCCAAGCGGTGTGCCAAAATTTTTTGGATCGTTTCGGGATCAAGTACTATTCAAAGTATCTCAGTTTCGATGGGTACCGAAGCCTTCTTCCCAACAGATCGTACACAACGCGCTACAACCAGCAATACGTTTTACCAAAGACGAATGTCTGGATCTGCCGGAAATGACTTACGTCATGCGTGATGTACCGCTCACCCCGCAGCAGACTACGTACTACGAAGAGATTCGTAAACAGATGCTTACAATTGCAGCGGGGGAAGAGATTACCGCCGTCAACGCAGCCGCAAGCCTAAACAAGTTATTACAACTTTCATGTGGCGCGGTCTACTCGGATAGTGGAGAAATCATCGCGTTTGATGCGAAGAACCGCATGACTGCGCTACTAGAGGTCATTGAGGAAGCAAGCCAGAAGGTAATCATATTTGCCCCGTTTCGCCACGCCATTGAGATCATTGCGGAGGAATTAAAGAAGAACAAGATCTCCTGCGAGATCATCAACGGTGCGGTCCCGGCTACCAAGCGTTCAGAAATTTTTAAGAAATTTCAAGAAGATCCAGAGCCGCGAGTGCTTGTCATACAGCCGCAAGCAGCAGCACACGGTGTCACGTTGCATGCGGCCAACGTTGTTGTTTGGTGGGGACCGATAACGTCTATTGAGACTTATTTGCAGGCTAACGCCCGCGTCCACCGTGCGGGTCAGCACCATCCATGCACAGTAGTACACTTGCAAGGCAGTCCTGTTGAAAAGCACATCTACAAGATGCTGTCTCAGAAATTAGATGTGCATACCAAATTGATCGAACTTTATAGAAACTTTGTGTCGGAGGTTGCTTGACAGTGTAAAGCAAGAGGCATAAATTCATAGACCCACAAGGAGAACAGCATGAGTGCAATGAACGCAGAAAAACTTGCGGCGGTCTACGTAAAAATACGAGACGCTCGCAGAGAACTAGCAAAGAAAGATGAAGAACTCAAAGCACAACTTGACGTTGTCTCTGAGCAATTACTAGAGATATGTAAAGCGCAGGGTGCTCAAACCATCCGCACTGAGCATGGCACCATTTCGCGCAGACTGAACAAACACTACTGGACTAACGATTGGGATTCGTTCTTTCGATTTGTCAAAGATAACGACGCCTTCTCGTTGCTTCAGCATCGCATCCATAACGCGAATATGGAGCAGTTCCTTGAAGAGAATCAAAACCTTCACCCGCCGGGGTTACAGGCAGACATCGGACAAACCGTGGTTATCGTAAAACGCTAAGGAGCGCATATGAGCAATGATATTGCTGTTCTGGATTCAGGGTTGCCAGATTATTTAAAGACCCTGCAAGTTGACGACACTACTAAGGCTCTCATGGGCGGCGGTAGTGGGTCGCAATCCAAGCGCATCTCCATTCGTGGAAGCGTGTGGAGACTCATGATCAATGGTAAGGAAGTGACCCATAACGAGGATCGCCATCTGAATGTGGTGATCGTCGCTGCTGCGCCGAAGGTATCGCGTACGTACTACGCACAGCAGTATCAGGAAGGTGGCGAAGTCGCTGCCCCTGATTGTTGGTCGGCTGATGGTGATGTGCCTGATGCCAAGGCTGCATCGCCGCAGTCTAAGCGTTGCGTAGATTGCCCTCAGAATATTGCTGGCTCTGGACAAGGCAATAGCCGTGCTTGTCGCTACTACCAGCGTATCGCTGTCGTGCTTGCCAATGATGTTGGTGGTGACGTATTTCAGTTGACGCTGCCTTCAACGTCAATCTTTGGCGAAGGAACTAACGGCAAGTGGCCTCTGCAAGCCTACGGTAAGATGCTTGGTAGTAAAGGTATTCCAGTAACCGCAGTCGTTACCGAGATGCGGTTTGATACCAGCAGTGCTACTCCGAAAGTCAACTTCAAGGCGGTCAAGTTCTTGGAAGCAGATCAACATCAGATCGCTATCAAGCAAGGCCAGACTGACGTTGCCAAACGTGCAATAACCATGACGGTTGCCGAGGTTGATGGCGTTAAGACTAAGACGCTACCGACTCCGAAGGCCGCAGCAGAACCCGCACCTGTGGAAGAAGTGGTGGTTGCTGAACCTGTGAAGCGTGTTTCAAAGAAGGTCGAGGAGGCCGCAGCCAGCAAACCTGATCTGTCCAAGATTCTTGCTGATTGGGATGACTGATGGCAATCATTAAGGGCTACACAACTTTAATGGTACAGGCAGTTTATGAAGCAAATGCTTTTTATCTTGGTGTGCAATTAGCCAAAATTTGCATTCGGCTGAACGTTCCTGTTGTTGATGTTGCGGAGTACCTTAAAGTGAGCAGACAAACTGTTTACTCGTGGTTCATGGGTAAGCGAGATGTCTCTCCCAAATACGCTGAACAGGTACAGAAACTAATCGACAAATTGTCGTAAAAGTAGGTGGGCTAGGTTCGCTACCGAAAAGGGCATCGCCGTCTGCCCCTGCCCATTCTATTTGACGGTCTTTTGAGGACGGCTATGCTTACACGTAAGGACTTTCTTTCTCTTGTTCTTCCCCCACTGGGAAAAGGTGAGTCCTACTGTACCGTTGGCATCAAGGAAGATGGGGAGAACAAGGACGTTCGCCAGCGGTTTGTTGGTAGTGTTGATGAGATATCTCAACATGCCGATGAGTTCGTAACTACAAAATATAACGCCTTCTACGGCATGGCTAAGTACGGGCCTGAAGGTCGTCGTACTACCAAGAACGCCATCGCCCTCAAGTCGTTCTACATTGATCTGGACTGCGGCCCCGGCAAGCCATTTGCGGATCTGAGTGAGGGGTTAGTAGCCCTCAAGTCTTTCTGCAAGGCAACCAAACTGCCACGTCCGACCATTGTCCGGTCGGGTCATGGTGCGCACTTGTATTGGGTGTGTACCGAGGCGATACCCCGTGAGCGGTGGTCGCTATATGCAGAGCAACTGAAGGCTCTGTGCGTACAGCACAAGTTTGAGGTCGATCCGGTTGTAACCGGTGAGGCTGCTCGCATTTTGCGTATTCCTGAGACCTACCACGTAAAAGATCCAATCAATCCGTTGTTGGTGGAAGTGTTGCATGTGGGAGCTCAGCTCACGTCTGAAGAGATCCATAAACTTCTTGAGCCAAGTGTCGATGTACTGAACTCCAACACCCCACCACCCAAGCGGCAGTTAGACCCCACGACTCTGGCACTGATGGGGAATAGCCAGTCGCGGTTCAAATCCATACTGGTCAAGTCTTTGGAAGGCACAGGGTGTGCGCAGATCGCGTACATCTTCAACAACCAAGCCACGTTGGAAGAACCCATGTGGCGCGCTGGACTTAGCATTGCACAGGTCTGCGTGGATCGGGACAGGGCTATCCATGTACTGTCTAATCAGCATCCAGAGTACTCGCCGGAAGCCACCGAGCGAAAGGCAAACGAGACCAAGGGGCCGTACACCTGCGAGACGTTCAAGAAACTGAAGCCCGCGCTTTGCGAAGGATGTCCGCACAAGTTCACATCGCCAATCCAGTTGAGCAAGGAGATTGTTGAGGCTTCTGAAGAAGATAACAAAATCGTACAAATTGAAGAAGTTACCAAGGAAGAACGACAGTACACGATACCCAAGTACCCGTTCCCTTATTTCCGTGGACGCAACGGTGGCATCTACCGCAAGGTCAAAAGCAAAGAAGACGATACCGAGAT